CCCACTCGGGATGTTCGGTGAGTTCAGGTTCACCGTCACCGAAGGCCACCGGGCCTTGTCCAGGGTGCCGATGTTCGCGACCCACGCCGCGATCCCCGAAAGGAACCCGTCCGTTTCCGGGTTCACCGTCACATCAGTCTCGTACCGTCCCACACCGTCCGGCGGGTCCTGCGTCGACAGTGGGCCGTCGTCCACGGTGTAGCGGTCGGAGCCGCCGTCTCTGCGGGTGGCGGTGACGTCGTTGCGGGTCACCTGATCGTCGTCCACCGGCTCCAACGGCGGGAAGACTTGGCCGGCCGCGTAGTCCAGGGTGAACGCCGGGGTCTGGTTGTAGAGAGAAGCCCGTGACAGGTACGTCAACCCTGGTGCGTTGCGGGTCTCGAACAGGATCCCCATGTCGGTGGTTTCGACGTCGCGGATCTGCTCCAACCGGGTCTCGGTGAACTGTGGCCCCATCGGCATCGACTCCGCCGATATCCCAGCGGTGATGATCGGGATGTCTCCGTCACCACAGACCCGGGTGATCCGGTCGACCGCGGTCTCGCCGGAATACGCCATCGCGGCGTCGTGGAAGTCCTGCACGTCCGGTAGGTTCGCGAGCGTGTTGTCCGCCCACACCGCCACGTGCGCGATGTTCACGTACGTCTGGTTCACGAACCGCGAGTACAGGAACCGGAACAGTGGCGCGGACGTCAGCGACTGGGTGAGACCGTTGTCGCCGGTGTCGATCTGCACCCCGTCGATGTAGGCCGTGTACTGGATCTCCGGGCCCGCCTGGGTGGACAGCAGCAGCCGGCACGTGTGGAGCTCGGTGTCCTGCAATGCCGGGATCGCGGAGGTCGCTGTTTCGGTGACGGTCAGGTCGTTGCCGTCGTAGTACGACACCTGCGCCGTGCCCGCGTCACCGGAGGTGTTGAGACGCAGCTGGAACCAGGAATCCCAGGTAGGCCACAACTGGACATCCAGTACCCCTAGGGCGAGGGACTGGAACACGAAGTCGATCGCGGCGTGCGCGCACATCGCCGCGCCGGTCCCCTGCATCCACGCGCTGTCGCCGGTCGCGTTGATCTCCAGGCCGGTGCCGAGCCACGCGGCGCCCATGTCGACGCCGTACTTGAACACTGCGCCGTTGCGGCCGCTGAACGACCCTGTTTTCCCGGGGGCGATGTTCTGTGAGTAGATCGTTTCCTCGCCACCCGACAGCGGGTAGTACGCCGCGAGGGTGGGCTGCGCAAGCACCCAGTCCCGCAGGGCGCTGGAAATGGCCGGCTGGCCCTGACCCAGCCGGCGGAGGATCCCGTACGCCTCGATTTGGACGTAGTTGTCGGCGTGGTTCTCATTCCACTTCGGCGGCCACGACGAGATCTCGCCGTAGAACCGGGTGAACGCCGAGTTGTCGATCTTGCACCTGACCGGGGTGTTACGGCCGATCGATCCGAACAAGGTCGACAACGGATTCCGGGGGGAGTACTTGCCGTTGCGGTTGTTGAGGGTGAACGCTAACCGCTGCGGCCCGGCCTGGGACTGTTCGTCGCCGCGGCCCCGGGAGATCGAAACCCCCGCCGACTGGCGCACATCCGAGGTGATATTGGTCCACACCCCCGGCGCAGTCTCGATCTCAATCGTGACCTGGTTCGTCACCGGTTGACCCCCAACGCCTGCTGGACACTCCCGCCGCCGACCACCCGCACGTACTTCCGGAACTCGTTGACGAGGTAGTCCATGTGAGCGGACCCGTCGCTGCGGAACTCCAGCACAACCCGCTGAGTCCCGCCCGCGCGGGTGGACCGCATTCGCCGGTTCACCGGTTCCGGGATGACCGCCTCACCCTTGTGGAGCAGTGCGAGCTGGTCGTTCGGGACCCACGGAGTGCCGAGCTTGTAGCCGCCGAGCCCGTCGCCACCGGCGGCATAGTCCAGGACCTGCCTGCGGGCACTGGCCGACAGGTTCGGGTTGCCGATCTCGAGAGCGTGGATGTGCCACGGCCACGGCCCCTGGGATGGGGAGCGGATCCATGACGCGAATCCGAGCGACCGGAGCGCTGCGTTGATCCTCTTCAGGTTCCCGCCCACGACGTCGAACACGCCGCCGCCAGTGTGAGTGGTGCCCGAATAGGAACTGGCGCGCTCGTAGGAGCCTTGGGTGATGTTCAGCATCCCGCCGAGCATGCCCTGCGCCTTCTGGACCTTCTGGAACGTCGACAGGTCCAGCTGCTCACCCGAGTAGAAAACCCTCCTGTTGCCGAGCTTCTGCCCACCGGAGATCAGCGATCCGGCAAGGTCCCCGCCGGCGCCCAGGAGCGCGTCGAGTGCCTTGTTCGGCAGGCTCGAGATCGAAACCAGGCCCTTCCCGACGACGGCGCGCAGAGCGGACGGCATGTCACCGAACACCTTCTTCGCGATCGCAGTGCCGCGCCCGGACCCGAGGCCCTTCATCAGGCCGCCGATCAGGTGCAGGCCGATGCCTTCGAACACCTTCGACGGGGACTTGATCCCGAAGAACGTCTTGACCGCGGACACGATCGGGTCGACGACCTGAGACTTGATCCAGGATCCGATGCCCTTCATCCGGGTCGCGATCCCGCCTGTGAGACCACCGATCAGGTCGCGGCCGGCGCGTCCCAGCCACGACCCGGCCTTGGCGAAGGTTGTCACCGCCGGCACTGCGACGTTGTTGTACATCCACGTCCCGATGCCCTTGATGCTTCGCAGGAAGCCGGTGACGCCACCGGTGAACCCGGCGATCAGGTTCCGGCCCTGCTGCACCAGCCAGGTTCCGGCGCGCGAAAACGCGCCAACCAGGGGGGAGATGACGTTGCGGCCCATCCAGTTGCCGATGGTCCTGGCGACGCTCGCGACGCCTGTGATGAACCCGGCGAGGAAGTTCGCGCCGTGCTTCACCAGCCACTTCCCGGCGCTGTACCAGGGAGCCATCAGCTTCGCGACGGGGGCGCGGAGGATCCAGTCGTCGACGTCCTTCGCGACCGACCAGATCCCGTTGACCAGCCCTTGGAAGAGTTCCCGGCCTTTCTGGACGAGCCACTTCGGGGCGTCCTTGAACGCCGAAATCACCGGTGTGATGACGTTCTGGGAGATCCACGCGCCGATGCCGCGGGTTTCCGTTTCGGCGCCCCGCTTCAAGCCGCCGAGGAGTTCCCGGCCCTTCTGGCTCAGCCATGTGCCGGCGTCCTTGAACCAGCGACCGATCGCGGAACCGATCTCGACCGCGATGCCTTTGACGAGCTCGCCGGCGCTGTTGATGATCGTGTCCTTGATCTGGACGTTGATCTTCAGCGACTTCAGCAGCGCCACGCCGAGGGTTTTCGCGACCGACCCCCAGTCGACCCCGGACACGAACTTGCCGATCGCGGAGGTGGAGTCGCGCCCGACCTGTTCCCAGTCGACCCGCTGCATCAGGTCCTTGAAGGCGTTGCCGAGTTTCTCGGCGAGACCAACCGTTTTGGAGACGATGGTGACGAACGCGTCCCCGAGCGCGTCCCCTACCCGTTTCCAGTCGACCGCCCGGATCAGCCCGATGATGGCGCTGCTGATGCGGGTGCCGAGGTTGCCCCAGTTGACCTTGTCGACCGCAGACCCGATCGCGTCGGTGACCTTGGAGAAGTTGTCGCCGATCGTCCGGAACGCCCCCGCGAGCCCGTCGCCGATCGCCTTACCGAGCGGCTTCCAATCACCGGACTCCAGGCCCTTCCGGAGACCGCCGATCAAACCCCTGGCCCACTTGCTGGCATCCTCAGCCGCCTGGGCGCCGAACCCGGCGAAATCCCGCAGCTTCGGCAGCAGCGACCCGGAGATGACCGTGCCGAACTCCTTCAGGATCGGCAGCACGTCACTGCGGAAGACCCGGAAGATCCGGCCCGCGGTCGCACCGATAGTCTCCATCGCGCCGACGAACCCGTCGCTGGTGACGTCGCCCTCACGGAACGCGGAACCGAGCGCCTTGAACCCGACAGAGGCCTTGTCGACCGCGCCGGGCAGGATGTTGCCGAGGACCGTCGCGGCCTTGTCGATGATCGGCAGGAACGCCGTCCCGATGCGTTCCTTCAGGTTCCCGACGATGACGCCGAGTTTCTGCATCGGGTCCGCCGCTGCGGCGGCAGCGCCACCGACCTGCGACTCGACCTCTTGCAGGATGATCTTCTGCGCCTCAAGCGTCTTCCCCGTCTCGACCAGGGTCGCGATCTGCTTCTTCTGGTCCGCGGTGAACGTGACACCAGCCCTACCCAGGGCAGTGATCCCCTTCAAGGGGTCATTCAGGGCCTTGCCGAGCATCTTCGACGTCGCCGACACTTCACCGAACCCGGCCGCCGACAGATCCACAGCCGCGGCGGTGGCGCGGTCGAAGATGTTCGCGCCCTTGCCGACCTCGTTGCGGACGTTCTTGAACGTCAGCAGCAGGTTCGCGCCACTCTGTACGGCTTCGTCGTCGACGCCGGTCTTGTTCGAGATCGCCTCAGCGAGCGCGCCGACCTGCTTCGCGGAGATCTTCGCCGCGCCACCGGTGGACTTGATGATCGACTCTGTGAGTGCGCTGACCTTGCGGGCGTCACGGGCCTCGTTGATGAACCCGGTGAACACCTGCACGGTGGCGACCGCGCCCATCGCGGCGACGATCTTCCCGAACCCTGCCGCCATGCCGGCCGTGAGTCCGCCGGTGCGGGCGGACAGGAACCCGAACTTCCTCTCGGTCCTGTCCGCCGCCTGGCTGACCTTGTCGAACGCCTGAGAGGCCTTGTCGCGGCCGAGGATGTCGAACGACACGGCAGTCATGGCTCACTCCTCGCGTTCGTCGTTGATGTCAACCAGTGCCGTCTCGTAGGTGTGGAGCGTCGCCCAGTCCAGATCCACCAATTCCTTGAAGGGGATCCGGGTTTCGAGACTCAGTCGGACGAGCCAGTAGTGGACTGAGCCGCTGGGGTAGGGTCCGTCGCTTGCTCGTCCTGAACGTCGAGGTCGACCTGGTCGACGTCAGCCACGCGATCGAGCCACTCTTCGAAGCCGGCAGCCTCTTTGCCGCTGTAGTGGAGCGAAGCCCACGCGAGGTGGTAGCCGGCCTCGACCTTGTTGATCTCAGCGATCCCCTGACCGCGGAAGTGCCGTTCGGTCTCGACCTGCGCGCGGGGGGTCGCGAGGACGTAGACGACGCGGTCGTCTGCGTACTGGACCTTCAGTTTCGTTGCCATGCCTGACCTTCCTGACCTGTCCTGACCTGGGGGTATGGCAGCGGGGCCGCCCAGGTCAGGTGGAAACGGCCCCGCTGGTTCGTGGTTTGTCAGAGCTTCTGCTCGAGCTTTCGGCCGATGTCGTCGAGGACGTTGACGATCTCCTCACGGACACGGTCAGCGCCCTCTAGCAGTGGGTCGTCCCACCAGTTCGGGGAGACTTCCTGGTCGAACCAGTAGCGGCGGTTCCCGTACAGCGGGTGCCGGAGCCGGCCACGGTTCAGCGACGCGAGGTCCCGTTCCTTGCCGCCGGGTGTTTTCGCTTTCGCGACCAGGGAGACGGCTGGGTTTCTGCCGGCGCGGCGCCTGGCCCTGACTCGCAGGGATTTGGCCAGTTCGACGGCGTAGCGCCTGGGAAGGAACCGCGGGGTGGAGTCTTTGACGTCTTGCGTCAACGGCTTCACCGCGCGGTTGATCCCCGCGTACAGCTCCTTGCGGAGCTCTTTGTCGCCGATTTCCTTGAGGGCTTTCGCGAGTTTGCCGAACTTGTCCGCGCCTTCGATGCGGAGTTCGGCGACCACGGTTCAGCCCACCTTGTTGATCGCCGAGGCTGCGTTCCAGCTGGCGGAGATCTCCACCGCGCCGCCGACGCCGGCGTTCACGGAGAAGTCCGGGAGGATCGTGCCCCACCAGTACTGGCTGTTCGTGAGGCGCGACGGGTACAGGTAGAACTTGCGCGCCACGCCGTCGACGGCAGCAGTGTAGGTCTGGACGGTCGCGTCGTCGTAGAACCCGGAGAACTCACCCGACGAGTCCGGCAGGCCCGCGACGTACACCTTGTTGGCGTCGCCGAACGCGGTGACGTCGGCCTTCTCGGTCTGGGCGCTGATGCTCCAGCTGTTCAGGAACGCGACCGGTTCGGCGGTGCCGCCGCTGGTCAGGTTCATGTAGACAGCGCCGTTCCGCCCGTGGATACGAGCCATGTTTCACTCCTCCAGTAGTTGCAGCAGAAGGGCTGCGTTGTTGGTGAATGTCCGGTCGGCGATCGCTTCCCGGGCCTTCGCCGCGGCGTCGAGCCGCGCGTCTTCGTGTGCGAGCCACCACTTCAACTGGTCGCTCGCGTCCTCTGGTGTCGCGAAGGTTGGCAGCATCGGGAAGAGCTCGTCGCCTTCGCCGCGGGGGTCGCGGAGGAAGAACAGCCCGGTGGCTGCCATCTCGACTTCGCGGGGTCCCATCGCCCATCCCGCACTGGTGCCGCCGTCTTCGGTTTCGCGCCGGTAAAGGTTCAGGCCGGCCTTCGATGACTGGTAGAGGCGGATACCTTCGGTGTTGTCGCAGCACTGGTCGATCGGGTGCGCCACGAACTTCCTCAGTGGTGAGTCTTCGTCGAGCTGCTGCCAGTTCCCGGCCAGTGCCACGTCGACGCCGTCGAAGTTCATCGCCTCGAAGAAGTCGATGCGGGACTGGAACCCGGTGCCGACGAACGCGAAGTCCGATGCTGCTTCCGGGTCGAACACCCCGGGTTTGTGGATGTGGGGCCGGTAGGCATGCGGCATGTACACCGTCGGCGCGACCGCCTTGAACATCTCCAGGTTGACGGGGTCGTTCAGGAGGTTCAGGTCCGCGTGCGCCGCGAGGGCGAGTTCACGTTCGGTCTCGTAGGGCTGTTCGGTGTGGATCAGCACCACCTTGTGGCCACGGTCCCGCAGCAGGTCGAGCATCTCCGCTTTGACGAGGAACCCGGTCACCACCACGACCACGTCGGGCCAGTACTGGTAGCACGCCGACAGCAGCCCGTTCACCGCGAGCTCGATCGCCTGCTCCGCTTCGAGAGCTTTGCGGAACAGGGAGTCGGAGACGTGCAGGTAGGTGCGGTCGTAGAACGTGAGCCGGTCGTGCAGGTTGTAGGTCGCGACCTGCGCACCCGCCGCTTGGAGGCCTTCCTGCCATCCCGTGTAGACGTCGTGCACGGAGAAGCCGGGTCCCGGGTGGACCAGTAGGACTCTCATGGCTTGGCCCCGGCGTCGTACCAGCCGGCCAAGATCCAGCCGATCAGGAACAGCTCGGCCGCGATGCCACCTAGCAGAATGAGCAGGAGCTTCTGAAACTTGCTCATGCTAGCCACTCCGGGTGCGCGAGGGTCCACTCCACGGTCCTGCGGAGCGAGTCCTCCAACGGCACAGGGGCCTTCCAGCCCAGCGCTTCCATGCGGGCACCGTCCATCGCGTACCGCAGGTCATGCCCGGGACGGGACGAGTGGAAGTCGACGATCTCGTAGTCGAGTTCCCGGCCGGCGTACTCGGCGACCATGCGCGCCATCTCGAGGTTGTCGACCTCGCATTCACCGACGACGTGGAACTTCAGCGGCCGGTCAACCCCAGGGCCCCAGCGAAGCGCCTCAACCGCGCCACCAGCCAGCTCGATCCGGTCGACAGGTCCACGGTGGGCGTTGCGCAGCAGATACAGGAGCGCGTCGGCCTGGTTGCGTGCGTGCAGGTAGAACCTGGAGCCGATCCGGCCGTCCGGGGAGCCGTGGATCGTCATCTTCTCGCCGGACAGAACCCGCTTGATCGTCATCGGGATGAACTTCTCGGCGTCCTGCATCTCGCCGATGATGTTCATCGTGTTCGTGATGATCAACGGGATCCCGTAGGTGCGCCAGTAGGAGATCGCGATCGCTTCCTGCGCGGCCTTCGACGCCGCGTACGGGTTCGACGGGACCAGCGGTTCCCACTCGGCGTGGTTGTGGCCGTCCGGGGCCGGCCCGTACACCTCGTCGGTGGAGATCTGGATCAGCGCCTGCAGGTTCGGCATCCGCCGAGCCGCCTCGAGTACGTTCAGCACCAGGCTGACGTTGTTCGACACGAACCCCACAGGGTCGCTGATCGACCGGTCCACGTGCGACTCCGACGCGACATTCAGCAGGAAGTCGCAACGGTCACCGCCGAGCCGGTTGAACGTCATGTGGTCCACCGGCGCCGACAGGTCACAGCGGACGATGTCGATCCGGTCCCGCCACTCCGGGTGGTCGGCGGCAGCGGAGTCGATGCGGGCGGTGATGCGGGCCGGTAGGCCTTTGTGCCGGAACGACACCGGGCACGCCACGGTCCAGTCGGTTTCGGTGAGCACGTGCCTGAGCACGTGGCTTCCGACGAAGCCCGAGGCTCCGGTGAGAATCAGGTGGGACATCCTGACCTAGTCCCCAATCTCAAGGTTGAAGTCGACAGATAGGTAGTCCGTGCCGGCGTAGTTGGTGACCTTCTCTCCCTCCGCGTTCGCTACGTGGCAGTAGGCGACGATGCCGCCGAGTGTCGGGTCGGCGTCGATCGCTGCCGGGATGGATTTCGGGCCGGTCGGGGAGACGTAGTCGTCGAGGCTCGCCGAACCGGAGTCGGTGTTGGCGAACGACACGAACACCGTGATTCCCCAGGTGGTGTCGTCGAGTGCGTCGAACGTGACGTCGTAGCTGGTGTTGCGGCGCCGGACAACGGCGGCGTCGGTGACGATCTCGCCGGGGGGCCGCTCGTACACCTGCAGGTCCGCGATGGTGCGGAGCCTGTCCGCTACTCCGGCGCGGAGCTCGTCATTGGTGGCCATCACGCCGCCAGGTATGCGAGCCGGCGGTACGGGTTGGCGAACCGGGCGAACCTGCGGCGGGCTTCCGCACCGAGCATCGACACGTCGAAGTCCTCGTAGCCGGCCACAACCATGCCGGGTGAGTCCTTCAGTTTGAAGGTTTCCGCGGCGATGATCTCCGCGGCCTTCTTGATGGCCCACGGCACTCCCGGCCACCCCCACACGCCCGTGATCTCGACGACGTCGAGCCGGCCACTCGTAGGGGCGGGGTACGTGCCATTGAGTGCCCGGATCTTCACGTACGGCTTCGCCTCGGGGCCTGCCGTCGTGTTGGGGGTGTCGTCGTCACACAGCAGCTGATAGTTCGACACACCCCACGCGGTGCCGTCGACCTGGAGGGAGGTGACGGACACGAGGTCGTAGAACGGCGGCAGCTTCAGGCAGATCGAGCCGGTGGGGTTGAGGGTGCGGGTTTGTTCCGCGGTGCGGTAGAAGGTCCGCTGGCAGTACTGCTCGAGCGCCCTTGATGCGGCGAAGCACGCCGAGTGGTACTCGAGGTCGTCGGTGGTGCGGGTGTCCTTGAAGCTGGACTTCAGCATGTCGACGGTGCAGTACAGCCTCCCGAGGTCGGTCTCGAGGACCTCCCACGTTCCCGCGACAACGTCGGACGCTGACGCTGTCCCGGCCCACTCGTACGTCCAGGTGCCTGCGGCGGTGCACGGGATGTCCTTGGTGTAGACGCCGGTGCCGGTTTTGGTGATCTGCCCGGCGCCGTGGGTGTAGGCGGTGGAGGTGCCTGTGGGGTCGGTGATGGTGAGAGTGATGGTTGCCGGGTCGGTGGGGGTGCCGTCGACGGTGAAGGTGTTGGTGAGTGTCGCGAGTTCGGATGCGCCTTCGAAGAACACCGCCGCCATCGGTACCTCCTCAGTTGACGTTTGGTTCCGAGGCCGCGACCGCGGTCACTGTCGCGGCCGAGGTCCGGCGCGTTGTTGTGGCGGAAGAACTGATGCGTGGATCGGTGACCGTCGCTGTGGATTCGGCGTTCACTGTCGCGCCCTGACCGTTTGCCGCCGCGAGGAACCCCAGCAACGCCTGCGCGACACCGAGAGTTCTGCGGGTGCCGAGAGCCGTTGCGGTGAACCCGAGACTCCCGGCCGCGATCGCTGTCTTCCGTGGATGACCGCTAGCAGCGGCAGCGAAACTGAAGGACGCGAGCGCTGTACCGGGGGTGCGTGGCTGACCTTGAGCCGCGCTTGTGAATCCGAAGGCACCTGTGGCGGCACCGGTGACGGGTGGTGTGCCGGCGAATCCCTGAGCGGTTCCCGTGAACCCGAACACCGCAACAGCGACCGCGAAGATCTCCGGCACGCCGGCTGCTGTAGCGGCGAACCCGAACGATCCAGCTGCAGCACCGACCGACCGGTCCACCCCAGCCGCGGCGCCGACGAACCCGAAGGCAGCTGCGGCAACCCCCACTGCCCGGTCGATACCCGACGCCGTAGCGGTGAAGCCGAAGGATGCAGCCGCGGCACCGCTCGTGCGCGGCACGCCGGCTGCTGTAGCGGCGAACCCGAAGGCAGCCGTGGCTACACCGGTGACCGGTGGAGCGCCGACCGTTCCCAAGGCGGTAGCCGTGAACCCGAACAGGCCTGATGCAGCACCCAGTGAACGGTCGACACCTTGCGCCGTAGCCGTGAACCCGAGCGAAGCACCAGCAGTACCGAGAGCACGACCCACTCCGGCTGAGGTGGCCGTGAATCCGAAGGATGCTGCAGCAGTACCAAACGTGCGACGGACGCCAGAGCCAGTGCCCGTGAACCCGAACGCAGCAGACGCAATCCCTGTGACTCCACTGCTGGCTTCGGCCAGCACACCGAGAAACGCCTTCATGAAATCGGTGATGGTGGACGTCGCCGAAATCGATCCGGTGGAGCCGGATGTCACGGCGTCGCGGGAGTCGAGCGTAAGGACATTGCTGTCCTGGCGTTCGGTGTAGTTGGTCGGTGGGGTCCAAGTTGCCCCGCCGTTGAAGTTCGTCCACATGCCGACGGCGTCGCCGTCCGCTGCGGCCGGACTGGTTTCCACGTTCAGGGTAGTAACCCCGGTGGTTGACTGGGCGGTGCCGACCGTGCCGTCGAACGGATCACCGGTCGTCACGCGGCCGGACCACAATCCGGCCACGGCACCGCGCCACGTAGATCCGGTCCAGCTGAATGTGTAGCTGCCGCTGTCGGCGGCGGTGAGCCGTTTCCAGTACACCCACAGCGAACCGCGGGACCCGGCCGATGTGTCGAGCTGAGCCTTCAGAGTGAAGCCCGACGGCACGGTAGTGATGTTCGCGGTGTTCTCTTTGTAGATGCCGACCACCGCGATGTCGTTGATGGCGGCACCCGTTGGCACCGGCACTACCGCGTTAGCACCGTTGCCATCATCCAGCAGCGAGGATGATCGGAACGCCATGCCGACCTCCCCAAGTTCACCTGTCCTAGGCGGGTGTCACGAAGCGGTTGCGAAGGACGCGTCAAGATCGCCGATCGGGATCGTGAACTCATCCCCGACCGTGACGGCGTTCGCAGTCATCGTTCCCGAGCACAGGAACGTGCCGGAGGTGGATGCGTCCCACAGCGACCAGTGCGTGTAGTCCTCAGATGTGTCGACTTCACCTGTGGTCCATGTGATCGCAGCAGTGTTGGAGATCGCGCCGCCCGATGCAGTGCCCATCGCGGCAGTGAGGTCCTTGCGGGTCGCGTTCCCTGCTACCGCATTCGTGCCGGCCGCGCCTGGGTCGGCGGTGTGGAGCTGGATCCAGATATTCGTGGGCGTAGTACCCACCGCGGATGCGTTGAAGATCCACTCCAGGAAGTCGTTGGCGATCGTCGCCGAAAGGCCTAGGGCCATGTCAGTTCACCTTTCACTTCGTCGCGATCGCGCGCGTGTCTGCGGGGGAGATGCGGGTGTCGATGACGACATCCTTGAACCCGACAGCTTCGAGGTGGTCGCGGAGTTTCTCGCCGTCGACGTTGCCGTAGTACTCGCCCGCCTGGAGCGGGCCGCCGTCGATCGCGGAATGCTCACCCCTGCCGGGGCCCGCCATCGTGAGGATCAGTCGGCCGCCGGCCTTCATCGCCTTGAACGCGGTGACACAGATCTCCGGCCACACCGGGGTGTGTTCGAACGTCTCCGTCGACACGACCACGTCGTACTCGCGGTCCGGGACCCACGTCGCGGCGTCAGCGACGACATCGACGCCGTCGCCTTCGCGGATGTCGACCGCGACGTACCGGGTGGCGTTCGGGAACAGGTCCTTGACGGAGCCGTTGACGTTCCGGCCGCCGATGTCCAGGACCTCGACCTTGTCGGTGGTGGCGTGCGCGGCGACCCACGCGAAAGCTTCAGGATGCATGGGTGCGCCGCCTCTTCTCGAATAGCGCTCGGTCGCGGGGCGCACTGGATTGACCAATCGTGTACACGTCGTCTTGCTCGGCTTTTCCCCATGCCGGGTGCAGATGTTCCACGATGGACCCAAGCGCCATCGCCCACACGCCGCGCTGTTTCGCGGCGGTGACGATTTCGTCGTCGACGAACCAGTGCCCGTAGCCTTCGTGGCACACGTTCTTCGGGCCATCCCACGACGCGCCGGTCTCGTCGATGTAGGAGCGCCGGATCAGCATGTGTGTCGCGTGCTCGCCGGAAACGACCCTCGGGTTGCCGAGGTCGTTGGTGCCGATCACGTGATACTTCTCGCCAGCTATAGATTGGGCATGGTCCAGCCAGCCGGGCCGGAAGATCACGTCGTCACCGACAATGAAGACCCACGGTTCGCTGGTCGCTTCATATCCGGCGTTGATCCGCTGCGCGAACGTCGTTCCAGGAGACACCGCCATGGTCACAGCCCCCGCGGACTCCCATGCTGCGCAGGCCTCGGTTTCCTCGTCGGTGGCGATCGCGTAGACCGTCGCCAATCCAGTCGATGCGCGCAGGGACTGCATGAACCGTTCGGCGTTGCTGTACCGCATCGCCGGCACGATCACCGCAGTCCGCTCCGTGGCGGGGGATGGTACCGCCATTTCCCAGAAGTCGGCCTCTTGCAGCCACACGTTCTTCAGGTGTGTCGTGCGGACGCTTGTGTCGACGTGCACTGGGATCCCGACGGCGCCGGCGCGGACACAGAACGAGATGTCCTCGCCTAGCAGTTTCCCGTCGTCGCCGGGGATCTGGGTGTACCACGTCGGGCCGAACTCGTCGGCGATCCGCTCGAGCACCGAGCGATGGATCAGAACGCACGCAGACCCAGTTCCCGCGCACTGAACGAGCGAATTGACCGGATAGGTGGAACGACCCATGAACCGTTTCCCGTGGGGGGTGTCGACCCAGTCGAGGATCGTGAACCTAGGGACGGTCCGAAACCCGCTCATTCCATCCTGGGCGATCTCCCGCTGCGCGAAACACAGAGCCCCGACGAACGGGCGCTCTTCAGCATCCGCGGACTCGAGGAGTTTCTCGACGGTGTCGGGGGCGAACCCCATGTCGGTGTCGACCCAGAACAACCAGTCGCCGGACGGAGCGGTGAGGAACGCCTCCACTGCCTGGTTCCTGGCCTCCGCGAGAGACCCGGAGCGGGCGCAGCGGATCGCGTTGTATCCGCCTTCCATGATCCGGCCCTGTTCGCCCATGTCGAACATGAGCAGGCTCACCAACGAATGATGGAAGCTGTAGGAGACCTCGGTGTCGTGGACGTAGGCGAGGGTGACGCTGTCACGCCTCGGCACGCCGCGTCCTCGTCCGCTTCTCTCCAGGTGCGGCAGTAGCCACCTCCACGGGGGCTTCCCGCTTGCGGGTCCCGCGGACAATGGATGGTTCGTCGTTGAACAGTTCCGGGCGGGCCTTGACGATCGGGTCGTCGGCGTCCCACGCCTCGTCTTGGACCAGTTGCGCGGTCGCGCTGATCCATGTGGTGCAGTTGGCGAACACGAGCGCCATGGTTTTCTCCTCCTGGGTAAGCGGAGGCCCCGGTCCCAGGGAGCCGGGGCCTCCTTCCCTTGGTAGCGATCCGAGGGTCTTCGGGTGTTACTGGTTCTGCAGCAGGCGGAACCCGAGGTCGTTCACGCTGTTGCCGCCGATGCGGCTGTACGCGAACCAGCCACGCTGGCCGGTCGGGCGGTTGTTGGTGACGTCGAACAGGTGCGGCACGAGCTCGACCGACATGCCGCCGTTGCGGGCGATGACGTAGTTCGACCAGTCACCAACGACGAGCCGGTTCTCAGCACCCGTGGTGCCGGTGAAGTCCGGGAAGTACGGCGACTCGTACACGGCCTTGCCGAACAGGGTGTCGGCCCACTCGGCCGGCAGGTTCTCGGTGTAGGCGTGGAACACGTTCGCCGTGCCGAACTGCCGGATCCGGTTGTTGACGTCGACGCTCATCATCCACGCGGCGCGGCGCCGGTACTTCTGCGGCAGCGACTTCCACACCTTGTAGATGTCCTCCTGGCCGAACGCGCCGTCCGTGGTCGAGACAACCTCGACGTTGGTGTTCGCGTCCAGAGCGGTCAGGATGCCCTTCGGTTCACCCGAGCCGGAGCCGCGGGAGAACTTGTCGACCAGGAGCTCGTCGTAGCCCTCGTTCAGCAGGCGGCCCATCTCCGACGCGAACGCCGGGTAGTCCATGCCGACCTCGATCGAGTACGGGATGAACCCGCGGGCCATGTGCACGTCGACCTGCGGCTGCGCCAGGGTCGGCGAGTCGTCGGACACCGCCGAAGCTTCCGCGTCGAACGACCACGACACGCCCGCCGACGAAACACCCTTCCATGCCTTGGTGTTCACCGTGACCTGTCGCGCCAGCAGCAGGAACGGGTTCCCGGACTCCTGCGCGGTCAGGATGATGGAGGGGTCGATGAACACCGGCACGCCGTAGCCACCGGCGGAGTCGGTTCCCTCGGCCATCGCCCGGTACTCCTCGAACCCAGCCAGGGCGCGCTGCTCTTCCTGCGTGAGCTGCGGGTGCTGCCGGGTGACCAGCTTCATCCACGCGCTGCGGTAGGCGTCGGTCTCGGTGACCAGGATCCGGCGGGCGATGTCGGGGTCGCGACGCAGCTGCTTCTCGACCTCGGTCTTCTGGTCGCCGGACATGTGCGAG